CGGTCACCAGCAACAAGTGTGACTCCGTCAATTAAGTCTCCAGCCTCAAGGTCGGCAGCAAGATTGATTGGGGCAGTAGTTGCAACTCTTACTGACTGCTTGACATCAAGACCTTGGCGAGCGGCATCAACATAACCCTTAGTGGCAATGTGCGCCGCATCTGTAGGTGTAGCAACTTTTGCATTGCCGTTACCATCACGTTTTACAAGTTTGGAAGCAGTTGCCTCTGATGTTGCATCATTGAGCATTTGCCAGAAGGATGCAGGCAACAAACCAGCGCTATCTGTATCAGCAACATTGAGAGTGAGAGTAATCGTGCCGTTGGATTCAGAAACCGTAAGCGCTTCTTCAATTCCTGCGCCGCCACCAGAAACAATGGTGTGTGGGATAGATTTCCACGCTGAACCCGTATAGACGAAAATGGTGTCGGTTGCAGTATTGAAGTACATCCGACCTTCAAAGTTGCCATCCGCTGGGTTGGTGGCAAGTTTTTCAAAGGTGGCATTAATCAGTTGGTTTTGATTAAGGTTTATATTTGTAAGAAATTTTTGTGCCATTTTACTTCCTTATGTGAGATAAGCCTTACCCGAAAACGCCGCTGAAAAATTAACCGTGATTTGAGTCGTGCTGTTATATATTACATCACCAACAACGTGTGTATCCGCAGAATCGACAATCGTTACTGAAGGTTTGCCACCCAACGTATGAGTAATTACCCAAGTGGTCGAAGCTTGCCCTTGAACATGTTCATGACGGCGAGTATTGGCTGCACCAGAATTTGCCCTAACGGTTACAAGGTTTGGGGAATCTTGATTGACAATTACTTGATTAGCGGTGTCTTGGTTAATGTAAACCTGATTAGGTACGTTGCTCATCTAGTGACCTCAGGTATCAAAGTAACATCGCCGCGAATAACTTTCGACACCGTTCCACCAGCACTTATGATTTCTAGGTCATAAACCCCACTGGTTGTGATGGTTGCCGTATCGGCGGCGGTAATCATCAAAGAAATTTCGTTATTTTTAGTAGGCGACCCAGCAATGTTGGGGTTAATTGCTATCCGACCATTCTCGGTGGTCAAGGTAATCATTGGTGATGCTGTGTCAATAGTTCTGCGAATGTGCATCCGAGCAGTAAAGCCTGCCAAACTAAAATTTTCAAAAGTTTGACCTGTGGGGTCTGCGACTAAGTCTGGCTGTTCAATAGAAATAAGGCGTCCAAAAGTAGAGCCCTGCTCTATTGTTATGTTATAGACACCAGCAATCACGGACGCGCTCTCCTAATCAAAGACCTAAAAGATTGTAGATTAGGAACCCCTGTCCCTACGGACAGTTTCAGATTAAAGTACTGAAACAGAGTCCTTATTTGAACCAACCTTCTTTAGACCCATGCTCATCGCAATCGATGCTGCTACTGCAGTAACACCAATTTTAAGGTTGCTTGTGTCGGTCAAAGCATCAAAACTCGAGCCTGCCGCCACCCATGCACCAAGATATGCGGTCACGAATGTTTTTGCTGCTTGCTCAACTACTTGCTTGATGAATGCTACGCTCATTTTTCCTCCTGGACGTATTCGGTCCTGTTCAAAGTTTACCACAACATAAAGAATCGATTAGAGTGAACTTATGTCAAAAAAACCTTCAGTGGCTTTCTTAACTCATGATTGGTCTTTGGGCATTAACCCAATTGAACCAAGCGGGTGCGCTTGGTATAGGTGCAAATTACCATCGGATGAATTAAAGAAACATGGCTGGACATCCACTGTTGGGTTTCCCGGATTTAGTAAAACTAATGGTTTTGGTTTAATGCTCTCCAATGGGGATGCAATACACGGCTGGGATATTATCGTATTTAAATTGCTAATGCATAGAGAGGTTTTGGAGGGCATACCTAAAGCTAAAGCATTAGGCCAAAAAATTGTCGTAGACATTGACGACGCTCACGATGAATTAGATAAAGCTAATAAAGCATATTATTTAACGAGCAAAGAATTTCATCCTGATTATAACCGAGAAATTTATGCTCAAATAATTATGGCCGCCGATGCCGTCATAACTTCAACCCCATATTTATTTAATTACTATGCAAGCAAAAGAAATAACGTATATATGGTCCTAAACGGTATTGACTTACCAAGATGGAAAAGAAATAAATTCAAAAAGAATAAACATCTAAATATTGGATGGGTTGGTGCAACAAACTATAGGTCAAGAGACCTAGAACAACTTTCTGGATTCATTGGTCAATACATAGAAGAACGTAAATTGGGTTTTACGCATTCCGGGCATCAAGAAGATGCCATCGCCGCTAATCTTCAGCTTAGAATCCCTAGCGAATGTGTTGCGCAACTAAAACCCCTAGTACCTATATCTAAGTACCCATCTCTTTTTAAAGATATAGATATAGGTGTAGCTCCCTTGAGGGATATACCTTTTAATCATGCGAAATCATATATTAAAGGGCTAGAGTATGCGGCTGCTGGAGTCCCTTTTATTGCAACCAATATTGCCGAATATGCCAAATTAGCAGCAAGTGGCGTCGGAAGAGTAGCTAGCACGGCAGATGAGTGGATATATCATTTAGATGAGTTATTAGATGCTTCTAAAAGAAAAGATGAAATAGAAGTAAATTATGAAAATTTACAAAATTTTACAATGGAAAAAAGAGGCGCTGATTGGAACGCCACTTTTCATCATATGTTAGAAAATTTATAGCCAAAATAAAAATTATGAAAGAGATTGCCTTTACTTTTGGAATAATAACTGTTTATGAAGACATAGATAGATTAAAACAAATAATAAACAGCATCCGCTCTCTTGATATTCCTGAATACGAAATACTGTTTGTCGGCGGCGGTGATTCAAGCAAAATTAGTGGCTCAGATATAGTCAAAATTGATTTTGATGAATCAATCAAATCAAGATGGATTACTAGAAAAAAGAACATACTTGTTCAAAACGCCAAGTATGAAAACATAGTTCTAATGCATGACTATCATGTTTTTGACACTAGATGGTATGAAGAATTTAAATCTTTTGGTACCAATTGGGATATTTGTTCCTGTCCACAATATCTAATCACTGGTGCAAGAAACCCAATGGATTGGTCCCTCTGGGATAAGCCGAGCCACGGACGCGCATGGTCGCTTGACTATAATGACTGGACACAAACTCAGTACATGTATATATCTGGTGGGTTTTTTATAATTAAAAAGCACGTCATGATTGAAGAGCCCTTGGATGAATCTCGCGGATGGAATGAAGAAGAGGACGTCGAGTGGTCAATGCGCGTTCGAAATAAATACGTAATGAAATGCAATGGCAAGAGCATCGTGCGCCACAACAAATGGCATAGACATGCAGGACCAAATCCAAATGAATAGCAATTTTCTTGCAATATTTGACCTAGACGGAGTCTTGATTGAATCAAGAGACGTTCACTTCGACTCGTTAAATATTGCACTAAGCAGAGTTGACCCAAAATACGTAATAACAAGAGATGAGCATTTGTCTAGATACGACGGACTGGGAACCACGACAAAATTAAAAATGCTTTCTCAAGATAAAGGACTACCTGAATTAAAACATCAACAAATTTGGGAAGACAAACAAGCCGCAACATTAAGAATACTTTCTGAATTTCCAAAAAATTATGTTGCTATAGACATAATGCAAACACTTAAACAACGAGGATGGAAGATTGCAGTAGCAAGCAACGCAATTCGTGAAACCGTAATTACGACTCTCGACGCCATTGGGATTCTCAAGTACGTCGGATACATCATGAGCAACGAGGACGTCAAACACCACAAACCACACCCAGAAATGTACTGGCAGTGCATTGTTTCCCTAGATTCAACTCCCGCTAATACTATAATTATTGAAGATTCTCATATCGGCAGAGAAGGCGCGCTTAGTTCTGGCGCCAACCTTCATGCAATAAAGAATGCTGCAGACCTAAATAAGGAACGTTTAATGCGTTTCGTTGAGGAAATAGAGAACAGAGGCAAAAGGCCTGTTGCGTGGAGGAATGAAAAAATGAATGTTTTAATACCAATGGCTGGCGCTGGTTCTCGGTTTACACAGGCTGGCTATACGTTTCCAAAACCATTAATTGAGGTTAATGGAAAACCAATGATTCAAGTCGTTGTAGAAAACTTAAATATTGATGCTCACTTTATTTTTTTAGTACAAAAAGAACACTACGAAAAATACAATTTAAAACAAGTATTGGGTCTTATTAAACCAAATTGTGACATTGTTTTGGTTGACGGATTGACAGAAGGTGCTGCTTGCACAACCCTGCTTGCATCTAATTTAATAGATAATGACGAACCACTGTTGATGGCAAACTCTGACCAAATAGTAGATTGGAATAGCAACGAGTGCTTGTATGCATTTGGCGCAGAAGGTGTAGACGGTGGAATTCTTACCTTTAAGGCAACCCATCCAAAGTGGTCTTATGCAAAGATTGGTGACGACGGTCTTGTGTGTGAAGTTGCCGAAAAGAACCCAATTTCAGACAATGCAACTGTTGGCATTTACTATTGGAAGCATGGCTCTGATTATGTTAAATATGCCAATCAAATGATTCAAAAAGACATCCGAACCAATAATGAGTTTTATGTTTGTCCAGTATTTAACGAAGCTATTGGGGATGGAAAAAAGATTCGGATTAAAGAGGTCCCCAAAATGTGGGGAATTGGAACGCCAGAAGACCTGAATTACTACCTAGAAAACAACAAATGAGTAAGGAAAAAGACGATTACCTAGGAATGCAAAATTCGTATTATGACGAATATGCATCAAAATGGTCGCTTGATTTTAGAGACCCAGTTGTCGGCTCGTATGACGCACACAACAACTGGTCAGACTATGACAATTTCCTATTCAAGGACTTTCAAACCAATGGCCTTATCGCTCTTGAGTATGGATGTGGACCGGGAAGAAACCTGGTTAAGTTTTCAGACAGATTTGAACGGGTTGATGGAATAGATATTTCTTATGTCAATATTGAAAAAGCACGCATCAATGTCAAAGCAAACAACATTACCGAACCAAACCTGTATGTGACTAGTGGCGACAATCTTTCTGCTATTGCTAACGATGTCTACGATGTTGTATTCGCCGTAATCTGCTTTCAGCATATTTGTGTACATAAAATTAGATTTAACATCTTAACCGATATCTATAGGGTCTTAAAACCAGGTGGAAAGTTGTGTTTTCAAATGGGGTATGGCGGCAAGGGAGAAATCCCCGTTGCCGGCTATTACGACAATAACTACGATGCTAGAAGTACAAATGGCCACTCAGACGTGAGTATTGTTGATGAGCAAGACCTAAAAGAAGACCTTATGAATAAAATAGGATTTATAAACTATAAATCAGATATCCGCGATACTGGCCCTGGAGACAATCACAAAAACTGGATATGGGTTCAGGTGCAGAAATGATTTATATTTCTCATCGCGGAAACACTAACGGACCCAAACCAGAATTTGAGAATCGTCCAGATTATATAGAACAAGCAATTGCAAATGGTTTTGATGTAGAGGTCGATTTATGGGCAAATAAATCTGGTCTGTTTCTCGGTCACGATGAACCCCAGTATCAAATTCCAAAAGAGTGGCTAATTGATAGAGCCAACCAGATATGGGTGCATTGTAAAAATCCAGAAGCGCTTAGTTTTTCACTACATTACCAATTACATTGTTTTTTTCACAATACAGATGACTACACAATTACAAGCAGGGGTTACGTTTGGGCATATCCTGGGAAAAAATCAACTTCAAGCAAATGCATAAACGTTCTGCCAGAGCGTTCATGGTGGGAAATTGATTCAAATTGGAAGACAGGATTTTCGGGTGTGTGTTCAGACTTTGTTGGCGTACTAAATAAGCCACAAATTAAAACTCCTGACACTCCAATATTTAAACCAATTGATTATGAAAAGCATTTTATAATTGGGACACCACTTGTTGCTTGGAAGTGTGATGCTAAAGAACACTTAAATTGGTTATCTGACAGAGTCGAAATATGTCGCAAGTTTCCAAATGTAAAATGGTTTTCTGCGTTCGAAATTGATAATAGGGGGATAGAGCCTTTTGCTGAAGTGATTGAAGCACTACGTGAAGTCAATGGGGATTATTGGACATATTCAATAAACGACATGCAGGCAAAAGTTAATTCCAGTAATAGATGGATTCGCATAGAAACCGGAAGAAATTTAATACGAGAATTTGCTCAAAGAAACAGGATTACAAGCGGTCATCACTGGGGAGAAAATTGTACTGAACTAAATTATGGAGTGGTCAATTATTCTGCCGTACTTTATATAGACTCTGACATCTCGCTCGATAGTAATGCCATTGAAAAAATGCTCGAGATAAATAGACCTTTGGTTGGTGCAGATGTTCCTGCATATTGTTTATCTGGTCCAATTATTAATCAAGACCCAAGAATTGAAGAGCACTGGAATACTGCTGGCGCGCTTCTTGTGAATGCTCCGGCATTTTATGATTTGCCCTGGTCTCATAATTCATACCTCAATTTAAGTGATGACCCAACATTCCAATCTATGGCTGAGAGATTGCTTCGCAGGGAGGGTTTAAATAATCTTGATTCGACGTACGGGATGACATGGGTAAGAAAAGACGTTCAAGCAAAACACGAAGGTAAACTCATCCCCGTCGAAGAAAGAAAAATTGCAGACAGAATTATTTAAAATAATTTATTTATATTTAAGCTTTAAAAATGTTAGAATTGGAGGTCCTTTTTAGGAGGCTCCATGAAAGTACGGCGTCGCCGTGTCAATAAATCTGCAATTATCATGGCCGTTCCGTCGGTGTTTTTTCTTTTTCTTGCCTTTTTTGGTTATTCAGCACCAGTAAATGCACTTTCTGCCTGCACAACCACATATAACTCTGCAAATTTTACTAGAGGTGGGGTAGCAACCGACTCAAGCGGAACAATAACCCTGACCCCAGCGCAGAACAGCAAATTTGGCTCGATTTGGAACACGTCAAGAATAAACCTTGCCAATGATTTCTGTGTTGAAGCAGAGGTCTTTTTAGGTAATTACGACGGCGCCGACGGCTTGGCATTCGTAATGCAACCAAATTCGGTAGCCGCTGGAGGAAGTGGTGGCGGACTTGGCTATATGGGCATAACTCCGTCTTTTGCTGTTGAGTATGACACTTATTGGAACGGTGATGGTGGGGACTTATACAACGACCATGTTGCGTTAATGAAAAATGGCAATGTTCAAACGCACAACTTATGGGGTGTATCTGCTGTTGATGTCGGAAACATTGAAGACGGTCTATGGCGCAAGACAAAAATATATTGGGAGGCTTCAACAAAGAAGGTTTCGGTGTGGCTTGACCGCAACAATGATGGAGATATTGCCGATGTAGGTGAAACTTTATTTAATGAGGTAAGTGCCGATATTGCCGCCAACTTTGCTGGAGAGGTGTATTGGGGATTTACTGCAGCAACAGGTGGATTAAACAATCTTCAACAAGTTAGAAACATTGTTTATCTTTCTACTCAGAGGGTCAATACTCCACCTACGGTTTCTACCCAACCAGTAGTTGTTGGTTCGCCCGTGGCAGGAACGGCGACGTCATTGTCTTTTGTAGTAAGTGATGATTTAACGACTCAGGCGCAATGGTCTTTTACTAAGACTTCAAGCAACACAACCGTAGTTCCCTTAAATGCAATTTCTGTGGCAATGTCAAGCGCAACCAACGGCACCATTACCGTCACGCCAGCAACGGCAGGAACTTCGGACATTGTCATAACGGCAGCAGATGCAGATGGAAGCACCATTCCTCTTTCGTTTTCTATAACCGCAACAGCCGCACCGACATCTTTGGTGGTGACAAGTCTTGATGACACAAGTTCTAGTGGCACTCTGCGTTGGGCGATAACTCAGGCGAACGCAACTTCAGGTGGAATCTATGACGCAATTACTTTTAATATCAACGGCGTTATTAGCCTGACTAGTGCTCTTCCTCAAATAACCCAAAGCCTCACAGTCACGGGTAATGGAAGAACACAGACCGTAATTGACGGCAACAATCTTTATCGTCCTTTCAATGTTGCGAGCAGCAGGACATTGAC